CCTTAAAAATACCCTCAACTAGCAGGAACCAGCAGGAACCAGCCCGAACCAGCGGTGGTTCAGCGATATCTGGCCGTATCGAGCCACGGTTGGTGACGCCTGTTCCACCGGGTGATTCGTTTGGTCCTGCCCTGACTGCTTGGGCTAAGCGCGTGCTCAATATTGAGCTCATGGAATGGCAGAAGCGCATTTGCAACGACGCCTTGACTGTGGATGCCGACGGCGATTTCGTATTCCGTGAGGCTTGTATCAGTACGGCCCGACAAAACGGCAAGAGTCTTGTGATGCGGGCGGTTGCTGGGTTTATGGCGACCGAGTATGCGGCCGCTCGGCGTGAACCTCAAACGATCGTGATTGTCGCTAACCAGAAGCGTCGAAGCATGGCCTTGTTTCGGGATGTCGTCCGCGACCTTGAAAACTTTGATTGCAAGGTCCGTTGGCAGAACGGCGACGAGCGGATCAACTTTCCAGACGGCTCATCTATTTCGGTTGTTGCGGCGTCCGCTCATGCTCACGGTATGACCGCCTCTGTTCTGCTGGTGGATGAGGTTTGGGACATTAGCCCTGAGGTCGTGTTTACTGCTTTACGGCCTTCGCAGATTGCAGTCAAAAATCCCATGATGATGCTTTTCAGCACAGCGGGCGATCAGGGAAGTACCGTTTTGCTACAACTAAGAGAACAGGGCATCGCGGCCATTGACTCGGGCCAACCGACTGCCCTGTATTTCTGCGAATTTTCACTTCCGCCGGGCGTTAGTTTGGAAGATCGCCGATATTGGGGCTGGGCGAATCCCGCCCTCGGTACGACAATAACCATGAAGGCGTTGGAGTTGGCTTTTGATTCACCAAACCGTCAAGCGTTCATTCGTGGCCACCTCAATCTGTGGGTGGATTCGACAAATTCTTATTTGCCGATCAACCTATGGAACGATCGCAAATCCGACCGACCAGCACCAGCAACCCAGTGGCTTACCATTGACTCATCGGTTGACGACTCGCGCTACGTCGGAATCTCAACCGCTTTTGATGACGGTCGCGTGATCGTGTCGGTCGCGTTTGTCGTGGAATCAGCCGCACAAATGTGGGAGGAAGTAGTGCGAATCATGCACGACCAAACCGTCAAACTTGCGGTCACCCCATCACTAGAAATTCACTGTCCCCCAGACCTACGGCGTCGAATGCAAATTGTCGGATATGCCGAACTGCTCAAATGGACTGCGGCCTGTCGCTCAATGATTATTGAGGATCGCGTCCACCACACTGGCGACATTGCACTGGCCGAACATTTCGCCCGATCGGTCGCCGTCAAAACGGGCGGGTCTATAGTTCTCAGTTCGCAGAAGAGTCCCGGACCCATAGAACTCGCCCGGTGCGCAGTGTGGGGAATCATGCTTGCGTCCAAACCAGTGCGGTCTAATAAAGCCGCTTTTGCTTTTGGCTGAGGGTACTTAACACGGACCAAAAAGTGTGAGAGACTCGCAAGTGATGGCTCTTTTCGGTAGTAAAAAAGTGAATGCGACCCCCGCGTTTGCGTCTGCTCCCGTACAAGCCGCCGCAGGTGCGGCCGCGCAGGTGGGCGAGTTCTACACATATTCTGTCGGGGAATTGCAAAGACTCGCCCTATCTGTGCCCACGATTGCGCGTTCGGTTCAGATGATTGCGTCAATGGTCGGATGCTTAGAACTCAAGCATTACACGACGCAATGGACTGGATCTGAGTACGAAGAGTTGTATTTGGAAAACGAATCGTGGATGGATCAGCCCGATCCCCGCGTGACTCGAAACTTCATTTTCTCGCAACTGGTAACCGACCTTATTTTGTGGGGTCAAGGCTTTTGGTATGTCACCTCACGGTCGTCCGCAACGGGCCGTCCGCTTTCGTTTGAATGGCTACCAGCCGCCATGGTCAGCCTTGGCGACCAGCAGACCGCCCAGCGTTTCGGACCGTCTAACGACATTATGTTTAACGGCATCCAGTTAAACACTGATGACGTGATCCAGTTCTTGGCACCGTCGCAAGGTTTGCTTTATACGGGCAACCGCGCAATTGCTACAGCGATCAAACTTCAGCAGTCCGCCGATCGTTTTGCAGTCAATGAGATTGCTGCCGGCTGGCTTCAGCAAACCGACGCATCCGAACCAATGTCAGCCGAGGACCTTTCGGAACTTGCCGCCGCGTGGCGTAATGCTCGTCAGGTAGGGGCTATTGGGGCCCTTAACAGCGTGGTCACATTTAAGGAATTTAGTAGCGACCCAAATTCCCTGCAATTAATTGAAGGCCGCCAGTTCCAAGCATTAGAACTGTCTCGAGCCACTGGTGTCCCTGCTTATTTGCTTGGTATTGGTGTACAGGGCTACACATATCAAAATGCGAGTTCTGCACGTCAGGACCTTTACCTGTTTTCAACCAAAGGCTATTTGGACTGCATTGAACAGACATTGTCAATGAACAACATCCTGCCCCGTGGCCGTTATGTCGAATTTGACATTGACGACTATTTAGCAGAAAACGATTTAGCAAGCGTTGCTTACGAACCGTCAGCAGAAGAACGCAGATCAGAGGAAATGGCATGATTCGCTTTACCGCAGAAATCCCGACACTGGATTTTGCAAAGTCAGAAGATGACGCGCCTGCGTCAATATCTGGAATTGCAGTTCCTTGGGCTCCCACTACCGCAGTAGTTCAGGGAGGGCAGAAAGTGGCGTTTGCTCGCGGTGCTTTCGATGTCAATCAGAAAGCCGCCAAACTCATTGAAGGACATGATCTCGGTCAGTTGCGTGGCACTGTGAACGCTCTCGCCGATTTTGAAGAGGGCTTGGGCTTTACTGCAACTTTCGCACGCACTCGCGCATCAGCCGACGCAGTAGAACTAATCCGATCGGGTGCATACGACGCCGTCAGTGTTGGCGCAGAAGTTCAGGAGTCGCATTACGACAAAGAACTGAAAGCCACCGTTGTCACCCGCGCTAATCTCGTTGAATTGTCACTGGTCGCCGTTCCAGCGTTTTCGGGCGCAGAAATACGCGATCTCGTGGCTCAGGCCGACGAACCCGACGAAGAAATCCCAACAGAAACAACCCCAACAACACCATCCGAGGAGGATGAAATGTCAGAACCCACAACTGTTGAAGCCGCAATCGCGACTCAACCGATCTATGCAACCGCCAAGCGCGAATTCAAATTGCCGTCCGTAAGCGAATACATTTCAGCATTCGTTCGTGGCGGCAGTGATTTTGCACAACTTAACGAAAACATTCGCGCCGCCGCTCCAAACGTGACCACGCCTGATTTGCCCGGTGTGATTCCGACCCCCATCATTCAAAATGTGGTGAACACGTTTGTCGGTTCACGCCCGTTGGTAGATGCAACCACGTTGCGACCCATGCCGCAGGGAGGCTCCGTTTTTATCAGACCTGTGGTCTCCGTCCATAACTCAGTGGGCACTGCCACACAGAACACCACGATCACCGCGTCACAATTTGAAATCAATGACGTGCAGATCACCAAGACCATTCAGGGTGGCTATGTTGAAATTAGCGAAGCCGCGATTGACTGGTCACAGCCTGAAGCACTCGGACCGTTGCTTGACGACATGATGCGCGTCTACATGGACCGCACCGACTTGCTTGCTTGTTCGGAATTGCAGACTGGCGTCACCAACAGCAACAACTTTGCAAACGCTTCACTCGCTGACCCGGCTTACTGGGTTGAGTGGATGTACACCGCGGCTGCAGACATCTTGACTGGCTCGAATGGCAACTTGCCTTCCGTGCTGGCTGTGTCTCCAAACGTATGGAAATTGATGGGCTCTCTTTCGGATACAGCGGACAGACCGTTATTTCCACAGGTTGGACCAATGAACGCATACGGTTCACTCAATGTTGCTTCGACACAGGGTGCGTTTGCTTTCGGTTTGCGCGTTGTCGTTGACCGCAACTTGACTTCGGCTGGCATGACGATTCTTGATCCTCGTGCGCTTGAATCGTTTGAATTGAATAAGGGCCTCATTTCCGTGGAACAACCTTCACAATTGAGCAGGCAGATTGCGGTTCGTGGTTACTGGGCAAGTAAAGTTGTTTCCCCAGAACTTGCCATTAAGGCCGCTTTCGTCTGATAGACGAAAACTAAGAGAGGAACTGGATCATGGCCGTATTCACCGTCACGCATGCACAGCGTGTAGACGACTACGCCGTGATCCAGACTCTCGAGGCAACCGACATTACGATTGGTCAAACGATCATCGTTTCAGGAGTAGGAAACAATTTTGATGCGACTTACATCGTTCAGGCTGTCCCTACTTTTGGGTTTGTTGGTGTCAGTGTTGAAGGTGATTTTATATTTGATTATGAAGTCACCATCACGAATCAACTACTTGTCAAATCAAACTTCGATAACTATTCGCGCGCTTCAGCAACTGGAACAGTAACTTGGACCCAGACGTGCAGTTGGACAACCGTTGGAAATACTCAGGAATTCTTGGGAATTTCCAGCGCAACGGCCAATGACACCGCTTACCTTACGACTTGTGTCGCAGCCGCCAACGCTTGGTGTTTCAGGCGTCGCGTGCAGGCTGGTTACCACGACAGTCTCACCACTGTCCCTGATGGCTCCGTCCTGCTCGGTACGACTTTGTATGCTTCAGGGCTTTATCGTGAAAGGGGCACAACTGGGGACAGTTACGCATCCTTCCAAGACATGAGCGGACCACCGTTAATGACTTTGGGTCGAGTCAACCAGTTGCTTGGCGTTAAGAGATCGCAGTGCGCTTAACATGGCTGGCATTTTCACAGACGCAATCAACGCGGTCTCAGCATCGCTCACGGCCCTCGGACTCAAACCTGTCACCGATCCACGTAACGCACGACCGCTCACAGTGTTCATTGAGTTGCCGTCGTTTGAATCGTACGGTGCAAACCCAACATCCAAAGTTTCCGACGTCACAATCACCATTCGAATCCTTGGAGCGCCACCCGGCAACCAAGACTCAAGCGACTACATCCTTGGCGTCGTGGACACCATCCTCGGCTCAAACATTGCAGTCATCTCGGGACAACCATCCATCGCAACGATCGGGTCGCAAGACCTCCCCTGTTACGACCTCACTATTAAACTCACAGCGACACGCTAACTAGAAAAGGAAAAACATCATGGCAATCGTTTACCAAGGCTCAGGACAACTCACTGTGGCCACCCATAACATCAGTTTGAACTGTTCGTCAATCACCCTTGAGGTCGGTTACGACAGTTTGGAATCCACCACGATGGGAGCCACTGGACACAAGTTTGTCGCTGGCCTCCAATCCGTCAGTTTGTCAGCCACTGTGCTGCTTGAATACGGCTCGGGCAGTGTGGAAGTTGAATTGCACGACCTCATCGGCGACGGCGACACGACCGTGATCGTTTCACCAGACACAGGCGCGGCCGCACCCGGAAACCCGACCTTCACCATTAGCAACATGATGATTTCGTCATATATGCCAGTTTCAAGCACCGTCGGTTCCCTTGACACCATGACCGTTACGGGCACTGGTGGCACTTGGGTCCGCGCCGTCGCCTGATCTAACCAACACAAACAAAGGACCCCGACATGATTGGTATGACGTTACGAGTAGAGATGCTCGACGGAGAAACACACGAGGCACCGATCACTTATGGTGTGGCGTGCAGGTGGGAGGATCATCACCCACAGTTATCCGTCGGGCAGTTTCTAGAAAACATGAAATTCAAGGCTTTGGCTTGGTTGGCATGGGACGCGGTGCGCTCGAGTGGCGTAATCGTGGAACTGTTTCCCAAGTGGGTTGAAAAAGTAGGGGACATTACGTTTGTCCCAAAAGAGAAACCCAAGCAGGACGCGCAGTCAACCTGATAGCGCAGCTGGCAATTAGGACAGGCATCAGTCCATTGGATTTGATGGAGTGTCCAGCGTCGGTTGTGGATGAGATGGTTCGCTTACTGGTTGAGGAAAACGAGAAAGCGAAACACAAACGATGACAATTCAGGTGAAAGGTGTGGCCTCGACTTTGCGTGATCTTGGCAAAATCAACCCTTCACTGAAAAAGGAATTGAACAAAGACATCCGCAACATTTTGAAGCCAATGTTGTCTGAGATCAACCAGTCAATTCCTTTGTCGCCTCCGCTATCTGGGATGGCTCACAACGGGCGCACCGGGTGGCCCAACCGTAAGAACGCAGTCATTAAAATTGACACGCGCAAACCGCGCCGTGGGCTCAATGGGCCGTCCACCAAAACCGCTGTCAATATTGTCCGCATTGTTACTAAAGGCGCACCTGTCGCCATTGTGGATATGGCTGGCAAAGCTGGCGGCACTACTTCTAGGCGTGAACCAAAATATCAGCGCCCAACTTTTGCCCGTTCGCTACCGGGTGACCCGTCCCGCTTTATGTGGAAGAACGCCGAAAAGACGATTGGTAGTGTTGAGCGTGAAATGAATGACACAATTAAAGCGGTCGTGTTTCGAGCCAATCAAGAATTGATGAAGGTGAAAATCTAATGGCAATCAACATTCCCATCATCACAAGCCTTGAAGACAAAGGCATCAAAGCCGCTCAAGCTGCTTTCAGTAATTTCAAAACTGCCGTCGGTGACGCTCAGGGTGGCATGGGCAAATTTAAGGCTGGCTCAAAAGTTGCTTTAGATGCTGTAGCCGCTAACGCCGCATCTTTTGCGGTTGCTGGCGGTATTGCTTTTGCTAAATTTGCTATGGAAGGTGTTCAGGCTTTCCAAAAGTTGGCGTTAGGTGCAGAAAAGTTTGCAACCTCAACGGGTTTAGCGATTGAGGACGCTTCTCGATTTATGGAAGTCGGCGCAGATATCGGAATTCCGATTGACGCTATTGAAGGTGCTATCGGTCGACTTAACAAAACGATTGGTGCAGACCCGGACAAAGTTCGCGACCTTGGTGTTGACCTTGTCTATTTGGCTGATGGTTCTTTAGACGTCAACGCGACGTTCTTAAACACTATTGAACGAATCAAAGGCATTAAAGACCCAGCGGAAAAAGCCAAGGTTGCGGCCCAACTGCTTGGCAAGGGCTGGCAGTCAATGTCAACCCTCATTGAGATGGGTGCCGACGATCTTTCTGTTGCTTTGGGCAACGTGTCGGATTCAAAAGTTATTGACCCAGCCGAACTCAAAAAAGCAAAAGAGTTTCGCGACACAATGGACAAACTCAAAGACACTGTTGAGGATTTGTCTCTTTCATTAGGCGAAGGTCTAATACCTCTTTTAGTTGATGTTGGGGAACTTGTTGACGGTATATCGTCTGTAGGTAAAGCATTAGAAAAAATACCGGGTGCATCTTGGGCAAGAGATCACTTTGGTTATTTCCCTGTCATTCAAACCCTAAAAGATTCTTACAACTTACTAGACGATGCTTTAGGCGGCGTAATTGGATGGTTTACAGATTCACCACCCAAAATAGAAGTCTTTGCTGCGGAAATGACTGCTGCTCGCGAGGACACGGACGATTTCAAAGCAGCCATAAAGCAAGCCCGATTAGATGCCATTCTGCCGTTTACTACTGCGGTGGACGGTATGAGCACTGCGTTAATGAATGCCGACAACGCTTGGAAAGTTTTAACAGACAACCTTGAACAAGAAGTTGCGTTAGACCAAGCCAAAATTAAACTTGCAGAACTTGAAGCCGCCGCCAAACTTGCGTTTGGTTCAGGTAGGCAAGCCGACATTGACGCCTATGAACAAAAAGCCCTTGACTTTGTTACGGCCTTAGCGGCGATCGCTGGCGGTATGAGTGACATTTCGTCCAAAGAAATTTTGATCCGTTTCAAAACTCAGGGTCCAGCAGCTGCTATCGAGTTGGCTCAATGGATCGCCCGAGGTGCCGAATATGGCGGTCTCAGCCCAGTGGACGCTCTTAACCTTGCCGGTATCTCTACCTTGCCCCCACGAGCCCTTGGTGGTCCAGTAATGGGCGGTAGTTCTTATCTTGTGGGCGAGCAGGGAGCAGAGATTTTTACCCCTTCCACGTCTGGAAACATCACACCAAACCACGCTTTAGGCGGCGGTGGCACCATCAACATCACGGTCACTTCAGCTGATCCGAATGAGGTTGTTCGAGCGTTGCAAACTTATGTCCGCCAGTCGGGCCCTGTGCCTGTCAACACTCGGACCATGTAATGACAAAACTCACTTGGCGTATTAACAAAGGCACAGGTGGAGGTGCCGTTGACATTACCGACAAAGTTTTGTCTATGAATTTTAGTTTTGGACGAGAAAAATATCTTGACACTTACTCAGGCAAATTCCTCAATCTGACGATTAACAACGCTTCCGATTATGCGTCAACGATCGCTTATGGAACCACCATTGACGTTCAAATTTTGAATAGCAGTGGTGTAGTCCGAGGGAACTTTAATTTTTGGGTTCAAGAAATTAACTACAACGACGCACCGGGCGGTGTTGGATTAAACACGGCAACCCTTATTTGTGCGGACTGGTTGAGTCGAGCGGGACGAGTCCAAGCGACTTCGTATGTCATACCGCAAAACACGGTGTATGAACAATGCCTTGATTTCAATGCTAGCGCAGGTGGTCCACTCCCAACCGATCTAGAATTTTTTGGTTTAGGTGGCAGTAGTACTTCAATCGGTTCAGCAATTACTTATACAGGCACAGTTTCTAACTATGTAAATTTGGCTGTCACAACTGAACGCGGTTTTTTGGTTGCTTATGATAACAATTTGTTTATTCGTAGCAGAAATTTGATTAGTGGTACTTCCCCAGCAACAATTCAATTAGGTCGGACTGCTACCGCTACACAAATCGGTTACCAGTCTTTTGATCGAATCCAGAACGGCTTGCAATTCATCAACAATGCGACCATTACCAGTACTGGTGTAGCAGACCAAACGGTGTCAAATGCTAGTTCCGTTTCCACTTATGGCAGTTCTTTTTATTCCAGTCAAACCGTTGACTATGACGCCACTCAAGCAAACGGGAACGCCAGTTGGATTGCAAACACTTTGAGTGACCCTGCGTCGCTAAGGTTCAGTTGTTCTTTTAGCGATGTAGCGCAAAACCAAACCGCTTTAGACGATCTAATTTCTTCAATGTTTTATATTATCTCAAATAACAGGATTTTGACTTTGAACTACACGCCCCCCGGTGGTGTAAGTACAGCGATCAATGTTGTTATCGAGGGTTATTCATTCAACGTGACACCGCAACAAACAACAGTCACTTTTGATATGAGCCCGTTGCAGTATTACCAATTCTTTACACTTGACTCAACTTTTCTAGGTATTTTGGACACCAGCCGTTTAGGTTGGTAAAGGAGAAAATATGGCTATCAACCCAAACACAGACTTTTCGTCAGGTGCCGTTCTGACAGCTGCACAGCAGAACCGTTTTCCTCGTGGGGTCATGGCTCGAAATGAAGTAACAGCGAATGACGCCACAATCACGGTCGAGGAAACGCAGATCACGGGCTCATCATTTACCGCCGTAGCAAACCGTTACTATCGAATTACCTATTACGAACCACAGATAGGGTTGCCTGCAACAGCAGGCGCTTTTGCTATTGCAAGAATTAGACTCACTAACCTTACCGGGACACAACTGCAACTAGGAATCGTACAAAATGCGCCTGCTACAGGAGTAAGTTACAGCCAGCCAACTGTTTGGGTTGGGACACTTACAGCAGGTTCAACCGTCATCGTAGGAACCCTTGCATGCTCAAGCGGAACGGCCACTGCGACCCGTAGCGCCACACAACCCGCACAACTTACCGTGGAAGATATTGGGCCAGCCTGATGAAAAGCCTGATTGTCGCCGCCGCTCTTATTATTGCAATGACTTTCGTAATCACCTCATGCAACGACAGAACCCGTGAAACCTGTGTCAACCAACCAACAGCCCCAAGGTGCAACCCATGAAACGCCTTAGCAATTCCGAGATTAAAGCTCGACTTATTCTTATCGTCGGTATCGCGTTAGCGGTCGCGTTCCTAGGTTCTACCGCCGCTCTTTTATATGGCTTGTTGTTTGTGGTGCAACCGTTAGACGTTTCACCCAATGACGAAAGCGCGTGGTCGCTACTCAGCCCCATGATGCTGTTCCTCACTGGCGCACTATCAGGTATCCTCGCCTCAAACGGCCTCAAAGATAAGGACCAAAAAGATGACTAGCAGACCGTACACAGGCAACAAAGACGGCAACCACCCGACAGAACGACCCGGCACGAAACGGTTTGTCGACTATATGGAATACCTTTTCGGCATGAAATCGTTGGGCATCTACGCCAACCGACCAATGCGCGGATCAGCCAACCTCAGTGTTCATGCAACGTGGAGGGCCGTAGACCTCAAAGGCAAAGGCACGCCCAAACAGAACGCGGACGCCCGTAAAGCCATGGTTGAATTTCTGTTTACTCACCGCGACATTTTGGGCATAGAAGAAATCCATTGCTACGACGGCGTAGGTTGCCCGATCCCAAACCTGACCAAATATGGCGGTGGCTACCGATGCGACCGCGACGCTTGGAAGGCTTGGACCCCACAAAAGAACGCAGGCACCCCGATGGGCGATTGGACCCACGTAGAAATTTCTCCCACAATGGCAGATTCTGCGACCCTAGTGGATAAGGCTTTTGCCAAAATCTTTGCGTAGTGCCTTGACATTCGGCTTGGGAGTCGGTCAAATGACTGGCAACCAAGTGCGTCCCCCGATAGGTGGACCCCGACCGCAGGAGGAAAGCAATGCAACAATCCCTTTTTGACGTTCTCGTGGAAACACCCGAGATGCTTAAATATGAAGCCTTTAAACAGGCAAACCCGTGGGTTATGCCAACCCTCACCAAAATGTGCTATCAGCTAATGCACCGCGGATATACCCATTACGGCATTGCCGCCCTTATCGAAGTCTTGCGCTACGAACACGCCATCACAAATGACCCCAGTAGCGAATTCAAATTTAACAACAACTATCGCGCTTTTATGGCCCGAGAGATTATGCAAAAACCAATGCTGGAGGGATTCTTCAGCACCCGCAAATCCGTTGCGGACCTATCAGAGGACTACTAAATGAATCTTAAACGACTAGCAATAATCAGCATTACGACCTATGCCCTGTGTGCTTTATGGGCAATCACTGGCGTACAAGGCAACACAGAACCCCTTCAGACTCTCCCTGTGCCCTCAACGGTCACGCTTGGGATGTTGACACCCCAACAACTTGAAGACCGCGCTGAGGCGCTCACAGAAACAACGACCACCACGGCGGCCACTACCACAACAACAACCCAACCGTCAACGACCGTGGTATCCGTACCGTCCGAAATTAAGTGTCAAGAATGGTTCCCGACCGCAATTTCTGTCGGCTGGCCCAACAACCCTGAGACACTCGAAAAGTTGGGTCGCCTGCTCTGGAAAGAAACCCGCTGTCTCAACGTCAGTTACACCCACCCGTCGTTTAACGGCAACGACCACGGTGTTGCCCAAATCAACGAAATCCATCGCAAATATGTTGAGCAACTTTTCAATATGCCCATGGAAGAATCAATGAGCGACCCGACCCTGAACCTGCGTTTTGCCTACTTGCTTTATTCCGACATCGCTGAAGGTGGGGGCTGTGGATGGAAACCTTGGCGACTGTGCTAGACCGCTGGTGGGACCACGCCGCCTGCAAAGGCATGGACCTTGACCTGTTCATCTTTGAACCGGGCGAACGGTACTCACGCAAAAAAATCGCTGAAGCAAAAGCCGTTTGCGCGACTTGCATCGTTAGGCCGTCTTGCCTAGCCGAATCCCTCAAGTATTCGACAACACAGTTGGAGTGTTACGGCATTTGGGGGGGTCTCACATGGAAAGAACGACGCCAACTACAATCCGACACAAACCCAGCCACACCGCTGGTGTACCGTGACGGCAAATACAGACAAATTAGGGAGCCCCGACCATGATGACCCAAATCCAAGAAATGACCGCTCTTATCACAAAAGCGGAGATCGCTATGAAGGCGGCGACTTGGGAGATTGAACGCCTTAGAGACGACGTGGCGATGCTTAGAAAGGCGCTTTTTGAGTTGGCTTATGTCGCTGAGGAGAACGGCATTTATCTGTCCAACCTCACCCGGTCAACTCAAGATGCGATCGTGGCCATGAGGCTCGGAGGTTTCAAGTGAATTGTGATATTTGTGCGTGCGGTTTCAATTCGGCTGATATGCGTATGCGTACAGAGTTACGCGGCATCTGTCTCAAATGCGCCGAAGAGTTTGGCTTCAAAGGAATGACAGTTGAGGAAACTGCCCGATGCGTAGCCATGATTCGAGTTGTTAACCAACTGAAAAACCAGACGCCTGCACAGGCCCGACACTTGAAGGACATGGAATCATGAGTTTTAACCCAGCCGACTACGCCGAAGTAGCAGAACGCCTACCACTGTTTTGGAAAGACTGCGCCCGCGGACGCATCATCACCGAAATCATCGTGGACGACGGAACAAGGATTGTGATGAAAGCGAGCCTGTTCGCCACATACGAGGATCACCATCCGACCACCACGGGTTACGCCGAGGAGATCCGTGGGTCGTCAATGGTCAACAAAACATCGGCATTGGAGAACTGTGAGACCAGCGCGATCGGTCGGGCCCTAGCCAACTATCAGTATCAGGGCTCCCGTAAGCGTGCCAGTCTTGAGGAAATGGTCAAGGTGTACCGCCAAGGGCAAGAACCACAAACGACCACTAACGCAGCTCCCGCACGAACCCAGTCGCTTGGCTCATCCAGTGAACCGCCAACCGCTAAGCAGATGGCAATGCTTCGAGCCAAGGATTACCAAGGGCAAGCACCATCTACAAAACGTGAAGCGTCCGAGATTATAGACAGGCTGATGAACGGTGGCTGACCCATCTGAAGCAGAGTTCCAAAAGGCGGTCATCACGCTCGCTAAGTTGCACCGCTGGAAAGTTATGCACACCCAGCCCGCACAAATCCGACCGGGTAGATGGATCACACCCAACACTGGCGACCAAGGATTCCCCGATCTAGTCATGGTCCACCCAACACGCGGATGCATTTATGTCGAACTGAAAGCCCCCAAAGGCGTGGTTTCTAATACGCAGTGGGAATGGATCAACACGCTGGAAGACGCAGGGTGTGAGGTCCACGTCTGGCGGCCCAAAGACTTAGAGAAGATCAGTCAACGACTTGCGTGGGGACCTGAACATGGATGACGAATTAGAGATTGCATATCGACTTATGCAGACAGAACGCAACCGCTGGCGATCCTGTGCAATCCAACTTGCTGACACGCTTTACAAGCGATTGCCAAACCTCCCAGACTTGGACGACTTCTATGAACTACTTAATGAGACAGATGAACGAAACTGACCCTCATTGACTTAATGGGTTAAGCGCGTCTAGCGTCCCATCACAACTGACACCATCAGAGCGCACAAAGGCGTTCACTAGCCCTTGAGAGACACTGAACCTCACTATGGGAACACTCGGTAACGAGGGTAGACGGTCACGCCTAGTGACCGATCAGCGTTCAAACGTACATTGCGAATGGTTGTCCACCGAACAAAACTAGACAGGCTCCCATGGGCTACTTGCCCAAAATAGTGGGGGACACAAACCACACACTCACACACGGCACGATGACACCAACCGAAGCGGTGCCCTTCCGCTTTGGGCGGTAGATCCCTTGACCTTGCCCTATGCTCTTGACATGAGCGGAAACCCAATCTACGGAACCAAACGATGGAAAGAACTTAGGGCCCAAGTCCTCGCAGAAGAACCCATCTGCCACTGGTGCCGAAAGAAACCCAGTAGCCAAGCCGATCACGTTGTCGAGT